TAACTTTGCGCTGCACAATGAATAACGATATCAACCCCGCCAAGCGCTCGAAGACAATCATTCTCAAGCGTTAAATCCGTCAGGATGCCATCATCTATTTTCTTCTTATGATATGTGCATCGAACGTCATATTTTGTTCTATCTATAACTCGTCGAAGAGAATTTCCGAGAAGTCCTGCCGCCCCAGTTATAAGAATGCGTTTTATTTGAACATTTTAGCATTTCGCACAAGGTCTGAACTACTTTGCAATTTCCCTCCACCAACATTAAACTTCATATCTATACCAAAGATGTTGCACAATTCGACCTCTGCTGTATTGTACGGTTTTCTATCACCGCCATTAGCAAACACGTCAGGACACAACGTTTTTAGTTCTCGACACACACTATAATCCTCATCCCCCTTTTTATGCTTTGTCACGATAACCTGGTCAACAAACCAAAAGTTTTCTATGATTTCTTTTCGTTCTGCTTGTGGCATGAAGACGAACCCTTTCTTTTTCATCAGCCAATTATCATTATTTAATATTACAACTAGTTTTCCGCCTATCTTTTTTGCTTCTTTCATCATGCGAACGTGTCCGACATGGACAGGGTCGAACCCGCCACTCACCGCAATCACTGTTTCATCTTTCATTTTATTTCACCAATTATTAATTGTTCAGAAAACATGAAATGCTTTGGAGTCTCAACTATTTTTATTCCCACGCCAGATATTTTTTTCTCCCACCACTCTTTCGATTCTTTAATAATGTGAGTCTTGTCTTTTTCAAGGTTGGCATCTCCTAAGAACGGTATGGAAAACAAGAAGTTTTTTGTTCCATATTGTTTAATGTTTCTTAATGCTTCATCAAGGTCTTCATACTTAACATGTTCTAATAAGTCATATGTGAAGACAAAATCAAAGTCTCCAAGAGAATAATCAAACATGCACACATCATTCTGTGACAGATTCCCAGAATTAAACGGTGACGCTCCTATTATATACTCGCTTATATCAAAACCTAAAGCGTCAACACCCATCTTTTTCAAAACCCAACTTCTCTGACCTGCACCGCACCCTACCTCAAGACTCCTTTTCGGCTTAAAATATTCATTCCATAATAACGCTTCGAGCATGTGCTTGTCTTCAAGTCCCATCCTATCCTTAAAATAGTGCACGTTCATAATATTTGATGGCATGAAATAATCTTTTAATACGTTTGGAAGTGTTTCAATATCAAAGTTTGTTGTTGGATACTGTCCTGTTATATGCGCGTAATACCAATGGTGTAAGAAACTTTTAGAATGAATATTGCTCTTTTGTAAATGGTTCAAATACTTTTTTCTTAACCCGAATATCTCTCGACAATAACCAAGATGGTACAATATTATTTTATTATAATACATACAAAATGCACTCTTATCATCACACTGTAATATTGGGTGTTCTACTTCAGGATAATGTAAGTCGTCTCTAATCTTAAAAATACGACCTATACACCAATGATACTTGCTTGTTGAGTCCTCATGGGCTAAGTCTTTGATGAAATGAATCATTCGTGGGTGAACGAATACTGCTTCTTGTTTTTCAAAATGGTCAAGGTCATCTTTTAATTGTTGTAAGTTATTAACACTTTCGTCAGCATCAAGTACGAGACACCAATCACCAAGAAAATGTTTTTTTAAATGTTTAAGATACACATTTCGTTGCTTACCATTCGCCCCAAGTTCTTCATGAGGATACGGATTACTTATTAATGAACATTTACTCTTGTACATGTTAGTGTATTGCCATCCTTGTTCACAATTTTCCTTGTACGGTTCAGAATAATGGTTACCATCAACCACGACAATATGGTCTGCAACATCCTTTACACTGTCAAAGGATAAAGGAAACACGTCCTCATCATTCTCAACAATATAAGCAACAACAAGTTTACTCATTGCATCCTCTTGGTATAAAATGTAATTTTATGACTATCTATATCTTTTGATATTACTATTCTTCCATCTTCAGTTGGCAGTACACTAAATTGAAATCCAACAGATTCAATCGATTCATCAATGTTAGTTAAAACATTTTTTATGAAATCTTTCATTTCTATCATTTTGACCTCTATCTCAATTTTTTTCCCATTTTGCTTTATGACTTCTCGGCTTATAATTTTTTACCATCCAAACTTTTATATCCTGATGCCTTTGCTCTTTGTCTTTGTATTCTTACTAAAGGTGCGACTTCTTTTACCCAACGAATTTTAGTACATTTCTGACAATACTGAGAGGATTCTTCTTCGTTCGTTTTAAGATGAATTCTTCCAAGAAAACCTATTGATGTCCCCATCCCCCATTCCCACTTGTGATTGCAAATTATTTGTTTTAATTTCATTTATTCCACTTCTTTTCATGGCTTCTTGGCTTGTACGTATTCACCAAATAATTTCTGAACATTCTCAAATCCTCCGCACTCAAACTCGAAGTACGAACCTCATAAACGGTCTCGCCACCCTTGACGCCATACGCGCCACTCACTTCAGGAACAAGCATTTGTAAATCAATACTAATACCATTATCTAATTCTTCACGAATCTTAGTACCACGATACGGCATGTACACAGCAATTTTTGCATCATCCAAAAACGGACTTCTACAATTTACCAATAACATTTTTTTCATTTTGACAAACGCTTTATTACATCCACCCATTGAGGAATGACGACATCCCACGTATAATACTTCAACACCTTCTTCCTGCCATTCTTTCCAAAACGAACACGAGTGCCAGGATTATTATACAATAACGAAAGCTTTTCAGCACCGTCCTTCACGTCCATAATACCACGCTCGACAGTCCAACTACCAGTAATCGTGCCATTCATCGCCTGGTAATCAATCTCTTCCATACGAGCAGTATTATCAATCTCTTCAACTCCAGAAAGACGAACCAAATAACCACACTCTATCTCTTCCTTCACGAGTTCATAACCGGTCGTGTAATCCGTGACGACAACCGGAACTTCGCAATTGTGTACAAGAATCCCATTTGCAAAATAAATTCCAGCATGAGTGGAAACATTATAAACCTTTCCAGAATAATTCTCTTTTGATAATTCTATAATCCTCTCAGATTTAATTTCCTTATCTTCGGCAAGCATTCTAAGTCTTCTTTTGTGTAACTGTCTTTTGTGTTCGAATTCAATCTTCTCTGGATGAATGAAATCAAAATTCCAGCATGTTGCTTCTTTAAGATAAGAAAGGGTTTTAATTTTATCAGGATGGGTAATATTCTCAAACCTTCCACTCTCCAATAATATGCTCTTGCTCGTTTCGGCTGAATTTTCCTCTTGTTCACAACTCCTTGAGGAATCTTCTCCATGAGCCAATTCATCAAAGGCAATTTGGTATTGGCAACCATTATCTTCGGTTTTAATGTTGTTTTGTAACAATGCCGAACTATTGTTATTGTCCCCTCCCCATCTATTATTCCAGCAAGATATGCCCATTCTTCCCGAGTCATATTCGGATTTAATAATTGGATAAAATTCTTTCTCGGCTTCGCCAATCCAAGATTCTTTGAGGCCTTCTGAGCTATGCTCTGATAGGTGCGATGTGGAAACAAATTTAAAATTTCCGTTTTCGTTAGTGTTGCCCAAGAATTCTGCAACAGCTCCGATTCTTCCTTCTTCCATTTGACAAGAGGCATATTTAGTATAGAGTATGTCTGTTGTTAATAAATTTTTCGCATTAACCCATCCACGATTGGTAAATATTGGATGTTCTGGAGTGCATAAAATTTCCCTTGATTCTGCCTTTATCATAATCATCTCTCCAGAATAATCTCTAATGTGAACTTTATTTATGTTAGTAGTTGTCTCCAATCCAGTATCATAAGGAAAACACGACATCGCCTCAACAGTAGGAATGCCAAAACCTTCACCGCTCGTCGTCAAGAAGAAAACGTCCATTGCATTGTACACGTTCACCATGTCCTTATAATCAAAACCTTCAAAGAATCGCATGCCACTAAACACGACCTTATTTTCGAGATTGTACCGTTTAATAAGCAGTTGCATGTTAAAAACTGCAGCAGCATCAACAGGGTCAGAATGCATGAACAATACAGCATCAGGCCTGTCTTTTGCGAACAACGCGAAAGACTTAATAGTCCTATCTAACATTTTTCTTCCCTGATTTCTTGCAACAACTCCGACCACGAACTTTCCTTGAAGGCCAAACTTTGCCTTGCACTCATCCTTGTTCTTCGGATAATAAATATTATGGTCAATCGCGTGTGGGATGTACTCGCTATCAATATTATGAATCTCTTTAACCTGTCGTTGTGCAAATTTACTCATCGCAATAGGAATGTCGACCTTTTGTAAAATAATCTCGCAACCATTAGGAAGACCACCACCGCCATCACTCGGATAATAAAAGAACGTTTTTGCAGGAGCAAAATCCAATTCCGTAGCAAACCAAGGGTATAACATGAACGTGTCAAGAAGCACTCCAAACACTTGCGGCTTATACTTTTGCAACTTTGGCATTATCATATCCTTATAGTATGCCTCGCGACCGCACCCGTGAATGTGAAAGTTTAATTTTGTGCCATCAAAAAATTTGAGTCCTGGACGTATTGGTTGCGCGTACAAGTTATGCGCGAAAGCATGACATTCGATTCCGTTCATTGATAATCCTTGCAGTATATTGCGTGTTATTGTGGCAAACCCGGTACTAACCTCTATTTAGTTATTATACTAAAGTAGATACGGTTGTCGGGCTGTCACTAAGCATTGCTACTTTCATTTTTTCACCCTTTCTATATTTATTATCTTTTTATCGCTCAACATAAATACCTTTATACCATTTGTCTTCTGGTCGCTCATGCTTCACTTCCTCCCGTGGTATACAATCTGAACCACTATGTAACATTATACAAGACCCTGATATTTCTAAGTGTAAGTCTATTCCTGAAAATAAGAGTGCTATATGACGAGGAATTGTAATTGCAAAAACGCTTCCATATTGATTGTATGTTACTTCTCGTATCTTATATGAATATGCCGCTCCTCGTACCATTAACAGTTTATCTAAACAACCTAGTATTTAAAACTTTTTATTTCTTACTCTTACCAGATTGTTTACCCTCTTCATCTTTATGCTCTCTAAAATTTGTAACTGAAGACCCTGGAGATTGTATAAGCACTGACACTTTTCCAACCTTGTCTCCACCACAAACTTTACAAACAAAATGTTTATAGTATCCTTCATAAATTTTTGTTCGAGCATGACCTACAACTTGGTAATCGAATGATTCAACTTCTGAATCGAGTTGAAATCTATTCGTATCACCGTACTGGTCTAAGTTTTTAACTACTTTATCAACAAGGTCAATGTCTCTAATGGTAACAGTTTCCCCTCGCTTCCTTTTTTCTCTCACATACTTTTCAACAGCTTCGACAAAATCAAAGTTTGCACAACGAGAACAAAACGGCATGCTCTTCTTCGTGTATTCTTGAGCCGTTTTAATCAGTCTCTTTCTGAATTCTTTCTTGAAAGTATTCTCTGTAGGGTCTAGTGTTGTTCTCTTTTCATCAAGTGTTAATGGTCTCATTATAAATTCATCACTCATTTTCTTTTCCTCCTTTTAACTTCAACACCTTCGTCTAGTTGTTGTTGAAGAATAATATTATGTTTTTGTATTACCTCTATGTTATTTAACAGGTTTTTTAGTTCTATTTCAAATTTTTCTACTTGCCGGTTATAATTAATCTTGATTCCTACTGAGAGCATGAGTTCGTGATATTGTTTTTCAAATAATGCTTCTCCTAATTTCTTGTTATTGTTTATTATTGCTTTCTTCGTCAGTATTACTTCCTGGTCGTCTAATTTTCTCTTTTCCATTTTTCCTCCATTTATGATGTATTATCGTTACTTCCTCATCTGTTTTTGCGAGTTCTTCGAATAAGAATAGGGTTTTGTGAAATACTTCAGAAATTGTCGTATTATGAATTGTGAAGCTCTTGCTCTTTTTTCCTGTCTTATTTTTTATTTGAATTTGAACGATATTCTCGTTATTGTCCGGATTTTTCCCTATTTCAATTCTCATAATATATGAATCAATATATTAACTAGTATAAATATTTTTCCTTTTTGAAAAAAGAAGAAAAAAAAATAATTATTGTTTCAAGTACTCGAGCAAGATTGCATTTATCGCGTCCTGTTTTGTCGTAAAGCAACCCCTTGCTTGGTACACTCTTAACATCTTGTCGGTCTCTTCATCAATATTTACTTGTACGAACACCATGATTTATTACCTCTTAATCCAATTGTATTTGTTCCATGACCTTCTTCCTACAGACTGCCTGGTACTTTGCAATTTGTGCTTCCAATTCTTCTACCGTCTCATGCTCTATTTCTAATTGCATGCCAACACTATGCTTTTGGAAATTCTTACTCTTCGCGCATTCTACTGTTATCATCGTTTTCATATTGTACTCCCCGATTAATGTATAATCGGCAATCGTTTTCTTTGTGTTGTTTGATTTCTCGTTCTCCGCTAAAATATTTTGTGCCACTCATCCTCGTTCACCTCAGTCACAGTACGTACTGTTACAATGAGGACATCCTGTAATGTGCTCGTCCTTCGTGTCTGGTACTATTCTGTTACAACTCCAGCATACCCCATTACTCGGAGCAAAGAATGGTAGGTTGTGCTCCTTACAATATTCTTCTTGCAGTTTCATCATAAGCACCTCTCAGTGTATATTTCTTCGCATTCTTGGCAACAAAAATTATGAGAGCAGGCCTCATAGAGTTGTATCCCACACCATTTACAATCACTCATTTTTGTACCTCCTGTTGGCATTTCCAACATAGTCCTATATGCGTGTTGCAATAATTCCCATGACTGCACTTGTTAGCATCACAAAAATCGTTCCACTCGTCCTCACTCATTCCGAAAGGAATTTTCATTTTTTAGTCCTCCATTTCTTGTTGATTTCTTTTTCTTTTTGTTGTATGTAATCCAAAAACAGTGTTATCGTACTTTCTTCATCATGTCGAGCTTCAAGTTCTTTAAACTTTTCCGCCCATGGTAACGTTATCATGGTGCTATCCTCATCTTCTTTGCGTCGATTATCACGTCGCACATTTTCATCTTTTGGTAATACTCATCGCTCAATTTTTTGAGTTCTTCAATGTTCATCTTCCATAGTTTTTCGTAGTCTTTCATTTTAGTTTGAACCTCCCTTCGCAGTATGCTTTCCAGTGTTCCCAGCAGACTTCAAGGTCTAAGTCGTTAGCCGAGTAGTGTATGTCATCTTTTCCTCTGCAATGTTTTATATCACACATTTTTTTGAACCTCTCTTCTCTCGTTTATATGAACTGTCCCGCATCGCACACCTTGCACAACGAACTAGAGGAAACCTATCGTTTTCCAGACCGCAAATTTTACACTTGCCATTTTTATACAAGATAAAACTTCTTTTCTTTGCGATGACTTTCGTATTTTCTTTTCGTGTTTGAACGCTCAGTTTTTTCTTGTTCTTGTAATACGCGCGTAGTTGCGTTCTGGCTTCCTCCCAGTACCCGTTCTTTCGTAGTTCTTTTATGAGGTCTTGAGTTATTGGAACTACCTCTTTCTCTTCGCTCATCTTAGTTCACCTCATGTCCTCTCGCGCGAGGAACTCGCACATCTTTCCGCAGAAGGGAGAGTCTACGTCCTTCGTGATGTTCCCGCAGTGCTTGCACGTGTTGATTTCTTCCAAGTCGAGCGTTACCGGCTTGCACCGGTTTTTGATTTGTTCGAATGTTGTCTTCTCAATTTGTTCATGATAGTTCATTTTTTCACCCCTGCTCTTTCATAGATTCGTGAGCATCCAGGACAACCAACATAATTAACGTCCGGAAACTCGTCAACTATTTTAGTGCTGCAATCAACACATTTCATCCCCTTTTTGTATTTCATTCTTGCACCTCCATTATTTCGATTTGTACCGCCTCATAACCGCCCCAGATGCTACCCGAGAATTCTTCAAGCGCTCTCAAACCGTTCTTTCCTGTGAAGTCAATCTTATTGACGAACTGGTAAACGATTTGACTCCAGTTGTAATATTGGTCATGCCAAGTAAAGCTTTTTCCCAGGTCACCGTCAAACTCGATGCCTTCTTCTTTGGCGATGACTTCTGCACAATTCTTGACGAGTTCATCGCTTAGCGTTCTTTGAGCCATGACAAATTTTGCTTGAGGGATATTGTCAACTTTGTTGCTGTACTCGTAGCAGTCAGTCATACCGTCAAAGTGTCCGTACTGGTACTTTTTGGTTGTCTCTTCTACTTGTTCTCTGCTTGGTCCGTCTGTCCAGTCGATGTCTACGCTGTTTCCCATGCTGAAATTACTTGACTTCACTGAGAATTTTATTGTTGGGAATTTGGTTTTGAGTTCTTCCCTTATTGCTTTAGCGGTTAAGGCCGCTGTTGTTAGTTGTCCTTTCATTTTCGTACCTCCGTTCCTCTCCTGCATATGAAACAAGCGGTGTCTCCTTCGAATCTCCTACATACGCATTTTTGTTGTTTTGTGTTCATTCTTGCACCCCGAATTCGAGCTCTAAGTCTCGCATCATTTGTTCCTTACTGCCAAACTCTGCTTCTATGTGATCATCCCAGAGTTGTTTTGCTTCCTTTCGCGTTGGCTTGAATGTTTTACCAGAATTCCAAACCAAAGATCCTTTCACCAGTACGCAAATCCTTTCTCCGAATCTTTCGCTAAAAGCGTTAGTCCAGATTTCTTGTCCTTCCAGTTCTTTTATGTAGTTCATTTTTTGTACCTCCGTATTATATATTGTGTAATTCTCTCCCCTCGCCTTTACGGCTTGCCTTTCATCCTGACCGTGTTCCTCAGGTGTCCGAGGAATTTACCGGTGGTCTTTGACTGCCCATGTGGTTACGAGTCCGAGCTCGTGAGGTTCTGGTGTGTCCTTGCCGGAACGGTTAACTTCCGACATACTAATATATTATAATATACCTAAGTATATAAATGTTGTGATTGGATTCCTTCAATACACCGATATATTAGAGTATATTATTCGGTAAAGTGGGCAAAATCCACCATATATATTACGGTTTTACAGAAACAAGAAAAATTGATTTTATGACGTATATTCCAAAGAATAATAAAATATTTAAACCCTCCCCATTTAAAAAAATGAGTTTAAGGCAATAAGATGATACAAGACGAAACACTCCTCGTCTACAAAGACGACGATAATTCTGTAAAAAAAATATACGTGAAAGTCATATCACTCACCGACGGCTTCATCACATTCCAAACCATCCACAACGGAACACCAATAAACGAAATCACACTACCCAACCACAGAATAATCAAAATAAAAAAATCAATAGGTGAGCAAAACGACAAACAAGCAACAAGACCACACGAATAAGCTGAAACAAAAACTAGGAAGCCCCATCTACGTCAGCAACCTCCAATACGACAGTAAGACCAAAAAATACACTCCAAGACTACGCTACACCCCAGACAAATTCGAAATATACGACGACAGAACAGTAGGAATCAACGAAATAATATGGGATTTAGACTTCAGCAGCTACAAAAAAAATGCGAAGTACGCAAAAAAAATAATAGAAACACTACAAAATCGGAGAATACCACCACTCATCTGCGCAACAGGAGGAAAAGGAATACACATCCACACAATATTCAACCCAATACAATTCACCAACGAAGAAAACAAAACATTATTCAAAACGGCACTCTCATACCAACTCGACTGGAAACACATCCGCCTCTGGATATTCAACAAGATACTAGACGAATCAGGAATCAACGAAGGACTACGAGGAAAAGGAAAACCATTCGACACAGCACCAATCACATTCAACTACCATCAAGGAACACAACACCTCATACGAGCAATAGGAGGAAGAAAAATAGAAGTAGACGAGATAGAAGGAAGCGAAACCACCAGATACAAAACATGGATACCAACAGCAGAATTCAACGACAAAAAAGTAAGCATCACAAACTTTGAACAAGTACGATTCCCAGAAGACATACCAACATTCAACATAGACGAACCCGAACTAGTACACTTCCTAAACAACTTCGTACAAAACCAACAAAAACAATCAATAATACCAGAACAAGTAAGGTACACAGGAAAATATACAGAATTAGACGGCGTACTAAAAATAAGAGAAGGACTACCAGCAGGACAACGAAACGCCGGAGCAACAGTACTCGCAATAGCAAGCAAGATAGACGGGTACACACTAGAAGAATCCAAACAGTTAATGAGCTCATACGTAAAAAAGTGCTCGCAATCAGGCCACAAATTCACAGACGAAGAAGCATTCCACTGGCTACGATGGATATACATCCACGAAAGCCCATTCTGGAATTGCAGCCTACTCAAAGACTTAAACGTGCACGAAGACCAAACATGCGAGTACTGCCAAGAAAAATATAAGGAAGCAAACAAACTACTCACCCAAACATCAATACTGCAACAAATAAAAGAAGTGCTAGACCAAGAAATAATCGGCGAAGACCACAACAAAATGCTCATCTTCCTATTATTATTAAGCAAAGACTTCCCAAGTGAGACCGGAAGGCGCGGTTGGAACATGTTCGGAGACCCACAAAGCCAGAACATAATACTCAGTTGCGATAGTAGTAGTGGGAAGAGTTGGATAATAAAAAAGATACTGGATATTTTCGGAGAAGAAAACACGGACTATTTCATAATAAGCAGAATAACAAAGAACGCCCTCAACTACTACACCGATATTAACATGGATGGAAAGATAGTATTCATAGAAGAATTACAAGGATTAGACGAGAATACAAGCCAATTGCGAGTGTGGATGAGCGAAGGAAAGTTAAGCCTGCAGACCGTAGAAAAGACTATTAACGAAGAAGGATTAGAAGTGAATGCGCTAATAAAAAAGAATACGGTAGGACAACCCGTGTTCGTGACGAACCAGGCAGAAGGAGTAGTAGAAACCCAACTAAACAATAGAAGTTGGGTATTAAGCTTGGACACCACGTCAGGACAGACAAAAGACATCCTCTCATTCCAAGACAAGGTAAACAAAGGACAAATAACTATAAACAAAACCAAAAAACGTATGATAGTCGATGCCATCAAACAACTCAAACCATACCATTTTAAGATTGACTTTGCCGATTTTGAAGCTATGGGAATACCAGTAGCTGACGTGCGAGCAAGAAGGGATTATCAGAAGTTTTTGACATTGATAAAGTGCAGTGCGTATTTGTATCAGAGGCAGAGAAAAATAGAGGTTGATGAAAACCATAATGAGTATGTGGTTTGTGATATTAAGGATTATAACATTGCCAGGCAATACAGTGAGAGTGTGTTGGGGGCGACTTTTAGCGGTCTTACGAACGCCCAAATAGACCTCATCCAGACTATCAGGAATAGTCCTTGGAATGCAGAATTCATGATAAGTGATGTCATGCGGGTGTGTGGGAAGACTCAGCCACATTGGTATGGGATGCTTAAGCAATTGGAGGATTTAGGCTATGTTATTTCTGAAAAGAGTGCTGGAAAAAGTACGAGGTATGAGCTGGTTATGGATAAGGCAGTCAACGTGATTAACCTTCCGAATGGTGAGGAATTATTGCAGAAATTGCGTGAATTATTGGAGCCGGCATCACCTATAAGTGCTATAAGTTATAGTAATATATATGTTCCAGAATATACTCAAATCGGTTCAGATTCTTCCGAAATGTGTCAAACTGATTCAAAATGTGTAAAAGAGGAGCTTATAGCAGTTATAGGTGATAATCACCCCCAAAAAGACGAAATCATACAATACAGCCCTTTAAACGATGAATTACGAAAACCCTATCAAGAAACATCACCTATAAAAAAGGACGGTTTGCGCAAACGTGAAAAAACGAAGGCTGAGTATACTAATATGGCTACTACTTTTCAATCGAAAGAGAGCTTACCCCCCCCCTCATTTATAGGTGATAATCCAACCCCAAATGCCCAAATTTCGAGGTATGACATTATAGAATTTTTTAAGAAAAGCAAGAAGCACATCATAACAGGAAATGACCTACTGCAACGATTTGGACAAGCTAACCACGAAGCAATATTTGACATGGTATGCAAGTTATGCTCAGAAGGAACATTATTCAAAACCAAGCCAGACCAGTACATGCTATTATAGTCAATTCAACGACATAGGCATTACCACAAAAAGATGGTATTGCCAGGAGGTCAAGAATATGACAGAAGACATAAGTTGGGACGACGCGATAAAAGCGTCCGGATTCGTAAACCTAGCAGTAGACGAAGAGAAGAAGATAACCATTACAAACTGGAAGTTTGAAAAAGTGACCAAGTTTAATAAGGATGGTGTCGAATTCGTCGCTGATTGCAAGGAGGAGGACGGCGTAGTCGTAGACAAAAAGTTCACTACTATGAGTAGTCGAATGAAAAAGAAGCTGAGACCGATATTGGAGAACAAAAAACCTGAAGAATTGGTTAAGTTGTCCATTATCAAGGTTGGTGATAAGTTTGACACCCAATTTTCAGTAGCCCAATAAGGACTCTGAATGGGAGATAGTGTCAAACAAGTTGCCGACAAATAATTGGAACACAGCATTTAAAATATTACTCCAACCTTAAATAAGTTGGAGGATTTTTTAAAAAATGAAAAACGAAAAGCATGATAAATTACGAGATGAAAAACTGTTAGAAACAAACAAAACATATTTTGTGTAATATATAATAAGATATAACAACATTTATATAATAGTAATCAAATAAAAAAAAATGTTAATCATCGATTGTGAAACAAAAACGCCAACAGGACGACCAGACCCAACACAAGACATCATACGAGCAATAGGATTTTACGACCTGGACGAAAACAAAGAATACTTTATGACATACTTACAAAAAGACGAGATAATAGCACTCATCAAAAAACACAGAGTGATTATCACATTCAACGGAGACTACTACGACATTCCCATCCTACAACGACATGGCATGTGGGGTTTTGGGCATATAAGTGTTGATTTGCGAGTAGTCTTGAAGAAGCGTGCAACCTTTTTAGGAGCATCAAACATTAGTTTCAGCCTTCTTGCAGCAGCAAAATTTTTCAAACTAGAAAGCAAGAAGATAGAAGATTTTGATTATTCCATTTTAGGAAAGGACTCTTGGACCGACGAAGAACTAGCATACATTAAAGAATACACAATGCAAGATATCATGGTAACAAAACAATTATTTGAGAAGTTTGACGAGTTCTTCTCCCCATTCAAAGAAGGACTTTCAAAGATTGACATTATGAAAATGAAATGGATGACAACCACGATGAGCGTGTACGGGTACAAAGTATTGTGCAATATGGTGGGAATTCCAGAAGAGTACGCTGACACGTACGAGAGGGATAGGTATGATGGAGGGTTTGTTGCCGAGCCAATAGTGGACGAAGCGCACGATGACGTGTACTGTTTAGATTTTGCAAGCCTGTACCCGCACAACAACATTCAATCCAACCTGTTCAGTCATAATTGTAAGTGTTGTACGAAAGAAGAAAAATGGCATGGGAACAAACTATTTCCGGTGCTTGGCTATTATTGTAAGAAACAACATGGCAAGATTGAACAAGCTTTAATAAAATTGTACAAAAGGCGTGATGAGTATAAAAAAGCAAAAGACCCGAGAGAATACGCGATAAAGATTGTCTTAAACAGCATTTATGGCATGACCGCAAATCCCGTATTCAAGCAAGTGTACAATTATAACACGGCAAGCGATTGTACTCTTATCGGAAGAGAAAGCATCAAGTATGCTCGTGAACAATTTGACAAAGCAGGATACACCGTCTTATACTCAGACACGGACAGCGTATACTTGCAAGACCCATTCAAGAATAAAGAAAGAATATTACAAACAAAAAATAAGATAATAAAACATTTGCAAGACAACTTGCCACTTCCGGTCTTCACGTTCGACATGAAAGTGGACGCTGAAATTGCACACATCTGGTTTTTTAAAACGGAAGACACATTCAAGAAAAAACAGTACATGTACGTGACTACCAACGGAAAGCTCAGACTTATCGGAATGACCATGACAAAACGGGATAGTAGTGGTCTCGGACTTTATATTTTTAACAAGTACATGAGAGAACAAGTGCTCACCGGAAACATCCATTTTAACTTCGAACACATACACCAAAAAATATACGAAGAATTAGAAAAGAACCCGTTACTCGCAGCAAGACAATTCAAAGTGTTAGAACCAACAGCGTATAAGAAAGAACACCAAATACAAAAATGCATAGCGAAAGTGTACGGAAGCGGAACGCACAAGCTCATCCCGAACAAGCACGTTGGAGTAGGAAAGAGCATCAAGTATTGCACAGAAAAAGAATTCAAAAACGCGAGATTAGGACCGCACAGCATCATTCTCAACAAGACATGGAATGAACTAAAACCGTTTTTAAATAAGATTCCGAAAGAAATAAGTGCGTGTGCTGGAAAGAACCAAAAAGAATTGTTGAAATGGACGAACATATGAATTGCAGAAATTGTGGGCACACTATAAGAAAAGTGGATGGAAAGTATCAACACACCAAAAGTTTAGGATTGAACGTTTGGGAAGACGAGCACATATGCCAGTATGAGAATTGTAGGTGTATACTGCCAGAGCCGATGGGAGGAACGAAGAAGTGAAAAAAGAATACACCATCATAGTAGACACAAGAGAACAAGAACCACTCTATAACAAAAACACGATACGACACAAACTAGAAGTCGGAGATTACTCATTAGAAATAAACGGGATAAGCCACGAAAACAAGATAGCAATAGAAAGAAAAAGCCTACCAGACCTCTTCCAAACACTCACACACGGACACGCCAGATTCAAAAAAGAACTTACAAAAGCAAGAACATACGAATACTTCGCCATACTCATAGAAGGAACATACACGCAAATACAAAACAAAGACTACCCAGGAAGCTACCACACGAGAATGAAAGGATACGTGATAAACAAAATACTATTCACACTGCACGTAAAATATGGCATAAACGTTATCTTTGGCGAGAACAAGATAGTATGTAGACAGATTATAAATAATATATTCGAGAGTTACATAAACAAAAACGAAAACCTTAAAAAAACAATCATTACACAATGACAATAAAAGAACGACCAAAAGCAGAACGACTATCAGAACAACAAATACACAATCTAGTAACAGCAGGAAAACCATACAGGTTTAAAAAAGGCGATGCGCGAACAAAAGAAATAATAAAACGAACAGTAGGACACCCAAAACCAACAAACTCAATACACATGCGCGTTGCATGGATGCGGAAACGACTACAAGAAGGAACACTCACAGACCCACAAAAAATAAAACTAATAGACATGATGGAAAGCGGCGACAAAGCCAGATTTCACATCCTAAAAATGTTATTAGAAGTCGCAGAGAACAGTAAGTCGCCAACGATGAGCCTTGCAGTAAGCAGGGAATTGTTAAACTGGGCAAAATTACAATACGGCGAGAGACATATTAATTTGAACATTGAGGCTAAGACTAGTGTTGATGAAATGTTGAAGATGTTGGAGGAGCATGATGACAAAGGAGCAGGCGGAGAAGTTGAGAAGGATACTGAGTGACCCTGTACAGTTTCAAATAAGAATACTGGGCATCACTCCTCATGCTAAACAATTTGAAGCTTTAAAAAGCGAGGCGAAGCATCGTATTATCTGTGCTGGACGTCGTAGTGGGAAGAGCAAGATGATAGCCGGAGAAATACTTCGTGGAATGTACTTCTTTTATGACAAACAAATTTTGATAGCTCCAACATACAAGCAGTCCAAAATTATTTATAATGAGATACTGATAAGACTGCTTGAGTCGAAGAGGAGTAATGACATCTTGCGTGCTTCTGAGCATCCGTACCCGCAGATAATGTTATTAAACAAGAACTATGTTGACTTTGCGAGTGCTGATAATCCTGATAGTCTGAGAGGTTTTGATTATGGACGTTTGTTCATCGACGAGGCAGGCTTGATTACTGAAAAGGGATGGCATGCTATTCGTCCTTTAGCGTTTGATACTGGCGCGCCTACTTGGAAGACTGGAACTCCTGGTGGGAAGAATGAGTTTTATTATGATTACCAGCGTGGTTTGAAGGGCGATAATGTTGATATTGCCAGTTTTCATTTTTCTAGTTTTGACAATCCTTTTATTGACCATGAGGCTGTGCAGGCTGAGGTTGATGAGTATGGTGAGTCGTCCGTGTATGTGCAGACTGAGATTTTTGGTAATTTTGTTGAGGGTGTGGATTTGTTGTTTCCTGCCGAGTTGGTTCGTGGGTGTGTTGATGAGGCGTATGAATTATATACTGTAGTATAATAATATTTAAATAGGATACATAATTATTTTAAGTATAATGGACAAATATAAGACGATTAATGTGAAACCAGGAACGTTCGAACTATTCGGCAATACAAAAATAGTATACATGCACAATAATAAAGTTCGAAAACTAACAGATGATGATTTTGTCTATATTTTAATAGGTAAGTATAGGAGGACGAAATGACCGATTTTACAGATTCGGAGAAGGAAACTGTTCCATTCTCTGAACAAGAGAAGGAATTTGCACGATGTCTTCAGAATATTCATGAGAGTATAATTCCAAAAAGTGAAGATAAAATAAAGTATATGAAATCGCATAACATTTTTTGTTCTTTCGTAAATAAAGTTCCAGATAAACATCATGTTTGGGGAGGAATAGATACGTGTAAATGTGGTTATGTTAGTATGGATTACTATATTGAGAATCAATGGTTGTTGTTGGCGAGAGAAGTTCGTGGCAGGGAATGGCAGACTATTCATTGTGAGCTTGGTAAGATTCGGGAGAAAATCAAAGATTTGTATCACCAGATTGGTAAAGTAAAGGTTTGGAATGCATCGAATGATGTTGTGTGCGACCTTTGTGAAGAAAAGGTAGATGAGATAATCAATGAAACACAATGCGAACTCAAATCACACTTCTTTACGACGAGTGTCCTTGAAGTGAAGGAAGCGTCTGTGGCATCCGAAGACGATAGCAAGACCAAAGCGACTCTATCTAATCATTCCCTCGTGTCTGATTACAAGGTCGATAGCGATTCTGCATCGGTGCCCCCGAAAGGGGTTAATATTGATTTTAGAGAGAAAGGAATGACAGGCAAGAACTTCAAGAAGGTGAAACAAGATGATTAAGTATTCAGTCTTTGGAAGTCCACAGCAGAAGATAGGAAACTTTACACAGACAAAGTTGGGGGTGTTCTGATGGCACTCCAAAAAGCAATGGTTTCAAGTAAATCTAACGAATGGGATACTCCTGTGAGTTTTTTTAAATTATTGGATGATGAATTTAATTTTACTCTTGACCCTTGTTGTAGAGAAGATACTGCAAAGTGTAAGAAGTTTTATACTATTGTTAATGATGGTTTGAAACAAGATTGGTCTAAAGATGTTGTATTTATGAATCCTCCTTATGGTGGTCATACGGGGGATTGGATAAAGAAAGCACTTGAAGAAAGTAGAAAAGGTGCTACTGTTGTTTGTTTAATTGTTTCTTCAA